AGTGGTACGATTGCCTCACAAAAAAAAAGAATACTAGAAATCACACCACATGTTTTTAAAACACAAAACCTTGTAATCAATAATAGGTTGATAGATTTTACAACAGCACCACTAGCAGGTATAGGTGGTGTCACAGCGTTTACCGGTAAAAAAAGAACACATGGATTTTTAGGTTATGATAATGACGGAGTAATAACAATATCACAAGACCAGCCAGTTTTTATGACTGTGTTAAGTCTTGCCTACAAAGTAAGTGTAGGGCAATAAAAGAAAGGAAATAAAATGTCAATAGGAACAGTATTAGCAGTTGCATCTATAGCCACTACAGCAGTAAGCACAATAGCACAAATGCGACAAGCAAAAGCAAAAAAAGAAATGTATGATATGCAGGCAAACGCTGCAAGAATACAAGGAAAAATTACAGCATTGAAATACAAACAGGAGGGTGTTGAAAAACTAAAAAAAATCAATAGAGTTTTAGCTGCTAATACAGCTAGGGCTGCAGCTGGCAATATAGACCCATTTTCTAGTGGAGGTTCACCAGATATTATTAACACATACTCATTAAGACAAGCTGTAAATGATTTTACAATATCAAGAGATAATCAAACTATGGCTACAAAAATGGCAAATATACAGGCTCAACAATATAATTATGCAGGCAAAGTGGCTGTTAAGAGTGCGCAAACTGCAGCGTTAACAAGTATGGGTAAATCAATTACTTCAGCAGCTATGTTATATGGAGGGAGTGCCTTTGCCTCTGCAGATTCTATTTTCACAGGTAGTGCTACTACAGCACCAAGTTCTAATTTATTAAATTTAAATACAACATATAGTTCACCCACAGCAATAGTATAATGGCAAAACCTAGACTGACATACGAAACCTCAACCGATTTTTTAAGACCTCCGCAAAACATTGATTTTGCAGGACAAAGAGAAAGTATTGCAGGGTATGCTCAGATAACACAAAAGCTAGACCAGATGGCTGGTTTTTTTATGGGACAAGCAGAGGGTGTAGCAAAGATAGAGGGTGCAGAATATGGTGCAACACATGCACCGACTGAACAACAACTTGAAGATGCCTACGCACAAAATAAAGAAGTTGAATTACCTGGTGATACTTTTAGTGTGTTTGGCAGACAAGCAAGAGCAGCTGCATTAGAAAGTGTTTATGATGATGTTGAATTATTAGCTAAGAAAAAAATACTATTTGATATTACCGATTATGAAAGAAAAGAATTAGACCCTGCGGCTCTAGGAGAAAAGTTTGATACAATTATTAATGGTTACGCTGCAACCTTTGATGAGACAAGTCCGGCTTTAGCCAAAAAATTTAGAGCAGATGTTGGCTTATACGCCTACTCAAAATTACAAAGTGAAATGAGTGCATTTCTACAAGTTGAAAAAAGAAAACAAAAAGCAGATTTTCAAGCACGATTTGACCTTTATACTATGGACGAGGGTCTTTTACATACTCAGATTGCTAACATGACAACTGTCATACCGAAAGAGGGTATTCAAGATGGACAAGAATTATTACCACCAGCATTAAATTTAAAAACACAGGTAGCAACAGAGAAGGCAAAATTTTTAAAAAAGGCAAATGAGTTAGGTTTTACTATGAGTGAAGTAAAACTACTAGGCGATACATTTGATAACAGAGTAAAAGACATTAGAAAAAATATTATTGCTAGAGAAATACTGAAAACTTCTCGTGGTGGTAAGGCTGTATTATTTAACAGAATGGAAGATGCTTTGATAAAAGGACCAAAAAGCAAAGTTGCAAAGGAATTACCAACAGAAATTTATAATGCTCTTTTTTCAGCAGAGGGGACAGAGGCTCAAGATGTTATTAATATGGCAAGAACAAGTTGGTTCAATCAATTAGACAATGAATTAAAGGTTATAAATTTTCAAGATAAAGAGAGAAATCATGCTATTAAACGAGAAGAGGAAAAATTTAATGTAAATTATCTAAACTTTAACACACCTACACCTGGAGTTGACCCTACGTTAGATAAAGTTACAAAAATTGATAATATGAAAGATGCGTTAAATAATTTAAAACAAAGAGGGGAAACAGAATTATTTGAGAAATATAGTAAAAGTTTTGACTTGATTACAGGAGAATTGCCACTTCCAGTAAAAGATGACACGCAAACTGTTACTGAGTTTCAAATAGATATTGTTATGGCACAACCAGCAAAAACCTTAGCAGATGTACATACAGCGTTGCAAGAAGGAAAACTAACCTTAAAAACATTTCAAGAATTGTCAGAAAAATACATTACATTAACAAATAGTGAAGATGCCGCAGTAATAAAAGAAATGCGTGCAAAATTTAATTTATCTGAGGTTCAAGTTGCAAACAAAGGATTTCTAAAGAGTTCAGAAAATGTTTTATTCAACACTGCGCTAAATAGATACTATAGAGACAAAAGAGCAGGTGGTAATGCTTTTGTTCCAACTGATTGGTTAAAGAATATATTTCCAATAATTTTAGAAGAAACGCCTACAAACACAGGTGATTTATATTTTACTCCAGGTTTATTTGAAACTGCAGGAGAGTTTAGAGCATTTATAGATGAATATGGTGTAACTACCCAAAGAGAATTTGAGTTGCAACTAACACTGGTGGCCGAAAGTGGAGATGTTAAGAGACAAGAAAAATATGCTAGCGATAAAGAAAAGATTGACAAGTTACAACAAGACCCAAAATTTGATTTTGGATTTCATTTTAAATTTTGGAAAGGTAGACAATAAATATGACAGAAACTTTCAATGATAAATTTTCAGAGGCTTTTAGAGAGTTATACTTGATGACTATGAATTCTGAATATTCAATTTACCGAGACCCTTATACCGGAGAAACTAAATATTATATGGGTAAACTACCACAAGAAACAGGTTTGCCTGCAAACATAGATGAAGGAACACCAGAGGCACTAGCGTACAAAGAAGAACAAATAAAAGTATATGGTATGCCTGGACAATTTTTAGATGACAAGTTTATAAATACAAAAAAAGAAGGCCAACAAAATCAAATAGTGAATGACCCTGTTTGGGTAAGGGCGTCTAAAATATTACACAAGCATTTAAGAAATCAAAACCGGTCCGTTTTGTACACACGAGATGACGAGAATAAACAGGAATTGTCTAGCGATAAAGAATATGCAGAATGGGGAGTAGATTTTATGTCCTCTTTTGAAAACAATTTTACAAACATGTTAATAGATGTAAATAAAATGGAAGGTGCGCCTGCACCTATTGCACATGCTATGTATTATTTATTAGAAACCTCAGACAGAAAAGGTGTATTATTAGATAATTTTATAAATGGTGTTTATTATAGTACAATGGATTATGCCAACTTATTAGGACTAGGTACTTTTGGTATTGGTTTTATAGGCCGAGCAGGTGGTAAACAGATGACTAAAACTGGTTTTAAAGAATATCTTAAAGATTTGGTTATGAGAAAGCCAGACGCAGCTGAGGCAGCACTAGGTGTGGAAACAGCTACATACATGGCAGGTTTTGATTATGGTGGACAGAAAGTAAAAGTAGCTGCTGACAAACAAGAAGAAATAGATAAAGGACAACTAGCAGCCTCTGCGGTTGCAGGTGGTATAGCTGGTCCTGCAGCTGGTAGAGTAATAGAAGGTACTGGTAAAGCAATAGGTAAAGGGGTAAGTAAAGTAGCAGAAAAAATAAAACCAACAGCTGAGACACAAGCTATGAGAGATGTAGCACCAATACTTGATACGCCAACAACAGAAAAAAATAAGGAATAAACATGGCACTTACTACTGAAAATAATTCTAATAATCCAAATCTTAAAAATCTTAGAAAGCCTACACTTGAACTTGATGAAGGACTTACTGTAGCAGGAAAAAATGAATATGCGGAAGAAGATTATACTTTAGAAAAAGATAAGACAGAATTAACTGAACCGGTACAGGTAGCAGGTTTAGGTAAAGAGTTAAGTAAGCAATTACTAAAAGGTGCATCTGGAGTAAAAGAAACTGTATCAAAGGGTGCAAAAAAAGTTGGTGAGACTGTTGATAAAGCTGTTGATTATTTTGATGATGCTTTTGGAAATGTTGACGCAACACTGAGTCCTGCTGAAAGAAACAGAATAAAAAATAAAAAAGAAGATGCTGTAAAACTTGAAAAGCAAGCTGAGGAAGGCTCGCCTATTGTTGTTACAGATGAAGGCGAGGCTTTTGTAAAACCAATGTCTGCTGAAGATTTCCAAAGTGTAACTGCATATATGAAACAAAATATAGATTTTGATGTTGTCTTACCCAACCTAAATAAAATTGACAGTAAATTAAATGGTGATACCGCAGATGTGCAATTTAAAAAATTAATTGCTGCAACCTATGAACATTTTAAAAAACAAAAATCACCGGAGGGAGATAAAATATTACGAGCAGGTCCTCAATATAAAGATGGACAAAAAATAGATAGAGGAAACAAGACTGGTCGTACATTTCAAAATATAATCTCTGATGCTAATAAAATAGGGAGTGTTGATATTATGTTATCTCTCCTAAAAAGAAAACCTGGTGAAAGACCTTTTACAGACAGTGAACTTCTTGCTGCAAAAAGAACAGTTTTATCTTTTCAAATTTTAGCACAAAAACACATGAATCAATTTGAAAAAAGTGGTAGTGAATTAGATTTAGCGAAAGCGTATCAAGCCCTTAATATTAGTGGTTATGCTCAAATTCAATTAGTAGGAGTTCAAGAAGATATAGCTAGAACACTTGTGTCTAATAAAATTATAGCCTCACCTGGTAAATCAAGAATTGCAGCATTACGCACTTGGGCTGACACCAATAAGATTGGTGATTTTACAGCAGTTCTTTCAGAAAAAAATCTTGCAGAATATATAGAGGCAAATGGTGGACAAGCTGCTATGCAAACTATGTTAGCTGCTTACAAGGCATTACCAAATGATATTTCAAAAAACAAGTTTTTGAGAATGACTATGCTTGAAAGAACAAAAATGGTTCCAAGAGGTTTGGTAGAAATCTATACTTCAGCATTATTATCATCTGGTGTTACTCACGCATACAATACTGTATCGCAGTTTGCTTTTTATGAAACACTAATGATAGAGAATTTTCTCAGTGGTAATTATAGAAAGGCATTTAATATGCTAAAAGGTCATGTAACATATTTACCACAGGCTTTGCGTAACATGGGGTATGCTTTAGTACATGAGAAAAGTCTTACGGAAAATATTTCCAAACTTGATTTTGCTGGTAGAACTGTAACACGACAGGGTTTTGGTCTGAAAAGCAGACTACATGGAGAAGATGCAGGTGTTTTAGAAAGTGCCACTTCTTTGGCAATAGATGGTTTTGGTATAACTATGAGGGCCTTGGGTTATCGTCCAATGATAGCTATTGATGAATTTTTCAAAACAATGGCCAGAGGTGTAGAAATAGAAACAATCGGCATGAAATCTAAATCAGATGCTTTTAGAAACAAACAAAAAGAGATTTTAGAAAAAATTACAAACGAGGGAACTGATGTAGATACATATTCATATACTTCAAAATATGGAGATACAGAAACAACTTTTACTGGAAATGAGGCTGTTAAAAGAGAGGCAGCAGATTTTGCTAATGAGACTTATTTGAGAGTTATAAATTCAGATGATACATTTAGACAAGGTAACGAATTTGCAAGAATGTTAACTTTTCAAGATGACTTACCTGGTTTGTTTCAAAAGGTAACACCTTTTTTTAATCACCCACTTGTAAAAATCTGGGTACCTTTTTTTAAGACACCTTCACAGATTGTAAGAAGAGTATCAGAAAGAACACCCTTGGCTCTAATGATGCCTTCTTTTTATCAAAAAATAATTGGTGGTAACTCTTTGGAGAAACGAGAGGCCCTTGTAAAACTATCAACAGGCTCGGCCATGTTTGCCACTCTTGCTACAGTTGGCACAGGAAGTATGGACGAGGGCATGGTAATAACAGGGTATGGTCCTAGAGACGGCAAAATACGAAAAAGATGGTTAGAAAATCACAGACCTTATTCTATTGGCATTAGAAAGAAAAATGAAGATGGTACATATAAGGAGGGACTTGATGCTTGGACCTGGATAAGTTATTCAAGATATGACCCTATTTCTGGTATGCTTGCTATGGCTGGTGATTTCAATGATGCTATATTTCATGTGAATGATGAAGATACTATAACTGATATGTTGATTGGTGCTGGTGCAGCTACCATGAGGTATACAGCTACCGCTTTACCTATGACACAATTCATAGGAGAACTTGTAGATTTGGCTGGTTCTCCGTTTGCTAGTCATGAGAAAAAAGTAGAAAGAGTCATAGAAGTTTTATCTAAACAGGTCTTTAATGCTGGTAGTGTTGTCAAAGAACATGTAATGAGTGGTGGTTTTAATGGTATTCAGCTTAAAGGTTCACTTGAAAGGTCTGGTCATGGTCCTGGTGCAAAGTTTGGCAATATGACTTTGGGTTCAGAATATGCGTCTAACACTATGGCTGACAATCAATATGATGATATTAACATACCTTTCTGGAATAGACCGGCTGGACTACAGCCAATAGTTAGAGCATGGTACGAAAATCTAAATAATGTAGCGTCAAAAACACCAGGGCTATCTTCTAAATTACCTCCTGGGGTAAATAGATGGTATGAGCCTATGCCACAAACAAGGGGCAGTGGTTGGGAGTTTATAAGCCCAATGAAGGTTATTGATTTACCACACGCTAATTTGATAAATACTGAGTTAGATAAACTTAATTTAGCCTTACCACCAATAACAAGGTCTATTGGCGAACCACAATTAAAATTAAATGGTGAGCAAATGAATAGATATATTGAACTATATAATTACCCATCACGAGGGATATATGCAAAAGAATATTTTAAAACAGAAGTTTATGCAGGCGGTGATGCCCTTATGCCAAAGCCAATTATACAAGAGTTTAAAAAGACTATTGATGCTGATGGGTATAATTTTGTAGCAGGTTTTAGAGGTAGAGAACCAGCACCAAGGTCTCATAAAATAAAATTACTTAAAGGTGTTGATAATGCTCATAAGAAGTACGCAAAGGAAATGTTAGTTTTAGAATATCCAGAATTAAAAGCATTGTTGATGCAAAGAGATGAATTTCAAAAAGAGTTTGGTGAAAATCCAAGGAATCTCTCAGAACCAGATATTTTTGATTTAGAAAAAGCAATAAAAGAAAATCGTAAATCTATAAGATAATTATTTTGTTCTGGTTGTTAGTATTGTGGATATTGTTTATTATTTAGATTATGGCTTTATTTGATGTCAATAATAATATAAGGAAGGTTACTGCCACAGCAAATGGCAGTTTAACAGATTTTAGTTTTAACTTCCAAGTAAACAACACAACAGACCTTGATGTGTTTCTTGATGGTGTATTAAAAAGTATTAGTTCAGATTATACTGTTGTTACTTCCGCTGGTTCAGCTGGATTAAACGCAGATGGTACTGGTGTAGTAAAATTTAATTCACCGCCAGCTAACAATGTTATTGTTTCTATAAAATCAGATTTACCAATATCAAGAGCAAGTGTTTATACATCTGGTGGTAACATAACAGCTGCATCATTAGAAAATGATTTTGATACAATTACCATGCAAGTAGGTGATATTGATGAGAGTTTAAGTCGTTCTTTGAAAGCACCAGTAAATGACCCAGGTAGTGTTAATATGACTATACCAGCTAAATCTGCAAGACTTGGTAAAGCGCTATCGTTTGACTCTACAACTGGAGACCCTACAGTTTCAGCGCTTACTCTAACTTCAGTTACAGTTAGTACATTATCAGCTGGTGCCTCAGCTACATCTAGTTACAATTCAACCACTGGTGTACTAGCACTAGGCATACCTAGAGGAGACACAGGGGCTACAGGGGCTGCCGGTGCAAATGGTGCAGATGGTGCAGATGGAGAGGTTTCAGCTGGGTTTGCAATAGCTATGAGTATAGCTTTATAAAGGAGAAATATGGCACAAAATTTTAGAAGATTTACAAGTAACGCAGTAGGCACAGGTGCTACAACTGTATTCACCGCAAATAGTTTTGATACTGTTGTTGGAATTAGTTTAGCTAATGTTCACACCAATGCAATAAATGTGCATTGTTATATTAATGATGGCGCAAACGATATAAGTTTAGTTAAAGATGTTTCTATACCAGCAGGGTCAGCTTTGCAAGTATTAGATGGAGGGGCAAAGTTTGTAGTACAATCTGGAGATGCGCTAAAAGTTTTATCTGATACAGCTAGTTCTTTAGATGTTTGGGTTTCTGTAGTAGATGCAATTAGTACATAGGAGGATAATATTCCATATATAGGACAACAACCAGCAACTTCCTTTCATTCGTTAGTGAAACAAGATTTTTCTGTTAGTGCAACGACAGGTTATACACTATCACAATCAGTAACGAGTGCTAACGATATTGCTTTATTTATTAATAATGTAAGACAAGAACCTACCTTTGCTTACTCTGCATCTGGAACAACTTTAACACTAACAGCTGCAACTGCATCTACAGATGATATGTATTGTATCTACTTGGGTAAAGCGGTTGGTTCAGTAAATCCGCCAACTGGTAGTGTAGGTCAAGCACAGTTATCAGCTACAGGTACAAAAAGTAGTAGTACATTTTTACGAGGTGATAATAGTTTTGCAACTATAAATTCACCATCTTTTTTTGCTTTTGTTAAAACACAACATAATTTAACTGACCAAGTATTTGTTAAAGTACAGTTTGATGAAGAGGAATATGATAATGGTAGTGTTTATGATAAAGCAACTAATCATAGGTTTACTTGTGCAGAAGCAGGAAGATATTTTTTATCTACTCATTGTATGGTGCGAAATAGTGCAAATAATTATTATCAACAAAATGTAACTGTTGGTTTTTATAAAAATGGTGCTATACATACAAGAACATCAAATAAACACGAAGCATCAAGTGGTACTGGTGATGGTATGGGGTATTTTGATGGTGTATCAAATACTGCAGTACTTGATTTAGCAGTTAATGATTATATTGAAGTTTATTGTTATGTTAATATATCAACAAGCGATACACCATATATTTATGAGTCAAATAATACATCAACACCTAAAAAACACAGAAGTTGGTTTACAGGATTTAAAATAAGCGATTAAATTATGATTGAAGAAAGGAGGTAAATATGGCAAGTCTTGATAAAAAAATAGAAGCATATATGGGAAGAACTGTAGATTTTATGACAGAAGTAACTTTGCAAGATGATGGTAAAGGTGCATATATTGCTGAATGGAATATAAAAGATAAAGCTAAACCAACAGATGACGAACTTAAAGCTAAAGAATCTGATGCAGATAAACTAGAAAAAAATGCAATAGTAATAGATAAGAGAATAGCTGAGTATGGAACTGTTGCTAAACAGCTTGAATATATAACAGAAAATGGATTAACCAAGTGGCAAGAAAATGTTACTGCAATTAAGAAGAAATACCCAAAGGAATAATTTATGCCATTAAGTAAAATACTTAGACCAAGTTTAGATACAGGTGTACCTAATGTAGGGTTTGCTGTTAAGAAAAATAGTGATGTACAAACATTATCAAACAATACTCTTACAAAAGTTACTTTTGATACAGAGTTATTTGATACCAATAATAATTTTGCAAGTAGTAGATTTACACCAACAGTTGCTGGACAATATTTTTTCTATGCAGATTTACATCATTACAATAGTGCAAGTGGAGCAACATCAATAAGAAATACTGTATTATATAAGAATGGTTCTGCACATACTTGGACTTTAAGAACAGAAAATTCTGCTCCTGGTTACACAATAAAAGTAGGTGTTTCTGCAATAATTGAAATGAATGGTTCAGGTGATTATGTTGAAGTATATGCAAGAGGTCAATTTTCTAGTGGTACATATCAAATTGCAGATGATACAAATAGTGGTTTCAATAATGGAAACACATTTATTGGATTTAGGTTAGGAGTATAGATGCCCTATATTGGAAAATTACCTACAACAGGAAACTTTATTAAGCTAGACACTATATCTGTAGTTAATGGTCAAGCTGCCTATACTATGCAAAAAGACTCTGTTAATTTTAGTCCAGCTAGTGCAAATCAAATGCTTGTTAGTCTTAATGGCATAATACAAAATCCAGGTTCGTCATTTACTATATCTGGTTCTACAATTACCTTTGCTAGTAATCTTGTAACAGGTGATGTAATAAATTATATCTTAATATTAGGTGATGTTTTAAATGTGGGTACAGTTAGCGACAATACTATTACAAACGATAAGTTAGCTACTGCACCTACACTTATATCAAAAGGAGCAGGTGGTGAAGGTGGAGCAATACAATTAAACTGTGAAGTCAATACTCATGGAGTTAAATTAAAAAGTCCAGACCACTCAGCAGGACAAAGTTGGACATTAAAGTTACCAGACAATTCACCTACAGCAGATAAGTTTCTTAAAGTAAAAAGTATAACAGGTAGTGGTGCTACAGCAGTAGGGCAAATGGAATTTGCTAGTGCAAGTGGAGGTCTTGTTCATTTAGGAGGAACTACTGCATCTGGTGCAACAAGTGTGGATTTTACCGAAACTGGTGGAGTAATTGATTTTACAAAATTTAGAAGATATTATGTTAGAATAGCTGGTGTTGGTAATCACGGAAGCACTGGTGGTTCCATTTTACAAGTAAGAGTATTTGTAAATAATTCTGTTGCAACTGGGAATAGTTATAGATATGCAAATCTAAGACATAGATATTCTTCATCAAGTACATCTGGAAGTGGTGCTGGAGATACCAAAATTCCTTTATTTGTTTCTAACTATTATAATAATACAGGACAAAATATGAGTGGAGATTTTACCATAGATTTTTCACCATACTATGTTCCAATGTGGGCTTTTGGACAATCCTATGGTAACACTGCATTTACTGCAATACAAACAAGTATAACTTCTGGTGCTTACTATGGTCATACATCAAGTCAAGATGTAGATGGAATAAGTTTTTTTATGAGTACTGGAACAGTTACAGGGAGATTTGATATTTATGGGTTCACCAACTCTGCAGGAGGAACGGATTTAGGAGCATAAAATGGCAATACTTAGAGCAAACAATAATACTTTATCTAGTGTAACTGCATTACCTACTGCAATTACGACAGGAAATGTAGTTAAACTTGCAGAAGTTACAGATTCAAATGGTCAAAGTGCTATCGAATTTACAGGGTTGTATAATCATGGTGCTACTTATCAAACATTAATAATATCACATTCTCATGCAACAGGTAGTGGTGAAATAAGATGCGAAATAAAAGGTATTAATCAAGGAAGTTATTATAATACAGCATATTATTGGTGTGCAGTAACTGGTAGACCAAATAATAATGTTAATACTTATGGTGTATCAAATGGTAATTATGGTAAACTTTTAGGTAGTTTTGGTGAGTCACATGGATTTAGAGGTGATATAATAATTCATGACCCAAGAAATGCTAGTAATGGTTCACGAGTTGCTATTGAATATTTTGAAACAGGGTGGAATAGTGCATCATCTTCAATGGTCGCACATGGTGTAATAGGTTTAGGAACAACAACAGGAATAGATGCAATTAAATATTATTTTGCAAGTGGTAATTTTGGTGCAGGTAATGCTGTTTTATATGGAGTAACTAAATAAGAAAGGAGGAAGATATGTCTATTTATAAAACTAAAATGGTTAATGGTGTTGAGGTAAACCTTACTGCTGACGAAATCAAAGAACTAGAAGTTAGAGATAAAGAGTGGGCTGATGGTGAATTAGATAGAAGGCTTGACGAAATAAGAGAAGTTAGAGAACCATTATTGTTAGAAGCAGATTGGCAAATCAACAAACTCAATGATGCTAAAGGAGATTCATCTAAATGGATTGCTTATAGAATAGAGTTAAGAGATGTAACTAAAGGGATTGACACAGTTGATAAAGCTAAGAATCTTTTAAAACAAAATGACAAAAATGATTACATTAACTTTCCAACGAAACCATAGGTAGATGGCAAGGACAAAAAAAATATCATCATCTAATGACATGCAAGATATTAAAACATGTCTTGCAAGATTAGAAGAAAAGGTTGAGCATATACACACAGTCAGTTGTCAAAATGCAGCTGAGATAAAATCTTTGCGAACACAAATGGCTATGGGTAAAGGAGGCCTTAAAGTTTTATTGTGGATAGGTGGAATTACTGGAACACTTATCGCCATTTTGCAAGGCTGGTCAACAACAAAATAGGAGAATATATGGCACATATTTATGACATAAATCCACACTTAAATAAAAAAAAAAGTATTCGTACAAAACAAAAATATGAGGACACTTTACCATCTGATGTAGAGCCAAACACAGACAAACCTAAAAGGGGAAGGAAGTCCAAACGAAAGACTGATTGATGAAATATGTTAGAGTATGTAGCCGCAGCAAATGCCGCCTACAGCGTTATAAGAAAGGCTGTAGAGAATGGTAAGGAACTAACAAGTGTTGCAAAACATATTGCAAAATTCACTGATGCAACAGAGCATATATCTGAAACAAAAAACAAAAAGAAAAATAGTATCTGGTCTAAGTTCACTGGCAAACAAGAGAATGATTTAGATGAATTTTTTGCCCTGGAAGATTTAAAAAAAAAAGAAGAAGAACTAAAACAATTAATGATATATTTAGGTAGGCCTGGATTACATGCAGACTATGTAAGGTTTTGTGTTGAGGCCAGGAAAAGAAGAAAGAGGGAGGCTGCAGAAAAAAGAAAACGAGCAGCTGAGTTAGTTGAAACAATACAGACAGGGCTGTATGTTTTTTTAGGCGTAGCTGCAGCTTTACTTATAACATTTGTTGTGGTACAGTATTTTAAATAAGAGGACTATATGATAGGTGCATTGATTGGACCAGTAGCTAACCTTGTTGGTACATGGTTCCAAAACAAAGTAGAAAAAACAAAAGCTGAGGGCGCTGTAAAAGTAGCGGAGGCAAAGGCAAGAGCCAGTGTGGCTGAGAAGGTAGCAGCTGGTGAGGTTGAGTGGGAAAGCACAATGGCTGCACATAGTGGTGATAGCTGGAAGGACGAATTTGCTTTAGTTGTTTTATTGGCACCAGCAATATTAGTTTTCATTCCTGGTTGTAGAGAATATGTGCAAGAAGGGTTTGTTGTTTTAGGGCAACTACCAGATTACTACCAGCATTTATTATACATAGCTATATCAGCTAGCTTTGGTATCAAAGGCGTAGGTCAAGCAGCAAAAATGTTTTCAAAGAAATAAGATTATGAGAAGATTTAAACCAGTACCCAAGGATAAAAAACATAAAGACATACCTAGTAAATATTTAAAGGGTAGAAAGAACAAAGATAAAAGAGCAAATGAGATTAGAAGAACGAGAAGATTATATAGAATGGGTAGATTAACAGGGGCTATGATGGATAGAATATCTAAAGAAAGAGCAGCGGACTAATGGCTGCACCGGAGAAGTATAGAAAGATGTTTGGTAAGAGCCGAGCAGATGCTATTTACAAACGAGGGTTAGGGGCGTTCTATAGCTCTGGGAGTAAAAGGGGTATGTCTGCTCATGCCTGGGCTGTAGCTAGATTGAAGGCTCACGCTAAAGGTAAGGCTACAGTAAAAAAAGCAGACGGAGATTTATTTAGAAAGAAAACTTAACAAAGGAGAAACAATGCCAGGAAAAAAACTTACAGCAAAACAAATGAAGATTGCCAGAGTTAGTAAACCAAGAAACAAAATAACTAGGGCTGACTTTAGAAAATTAAACACAAAGAAATCATAATGAAAGACAAAGGTTTAATTACAAATCTTAGAGACGAAGAAAGAACAGCACAGGTTATGGACGCAGTGGTTAAGAAATATAAGAAAGCGCCTCTTAAAAAAAACCTGGCGTTTGAATCAAGGCGGAGAAAATCTATGAGAGGTTTATCAATGACTCCGAACAATAAACTCTATGACATTTTCTCTTAGCAAAAAATCATTAGAAAGATTAGATGGTGTAAATCCAGACTTGAGAAAGGTTACACTTCTTGCAATCACAAAATCTAAAGTTGACTTTGGTGTGATATGTGGATTGAGAACTATGGAAGAACAACAGGCCTTAGTTGCAAGCGGCGCCTCACAAACAATGAAAAGCAAACATCTGGAAGGTAACGCCGTAGATGTTATGGCGTATGTAGGAACAAGAGGCAGCTGGGAAATAACTTTGTATGATGATATAGCTGACGCCTTCAAGGCTGCTGCTGTAGAATTAGATATTGGTATAAGATGGGGTGCGGCCTGGCATATACCAGACATAAGAGAATGGTTTGAACCAATGCAGGCAGCTACAGATAACTATGTAGATACCAGAAGAGAACAAGGTAGGCGCCCTTTCATAGACGCCCCTCACTTTGAATTAATCTAAATCACAAACCTGTTTCATAAATGTATAACCGGCTATAGTAATAGCTGGTCTATCTATTGGTTTTGAGAAACCTTTGTAAACAAATTCGCAATCATACTTCTCATTGTTTTCCTTAGTTTTTTGTATGAACTCTAGGTTTTCTGGGTCAGCTATTTTTAGAAAAAGTAAAATGCCAAATAAAATATCCATGTATATATCTCCTTGTTAAAAATCAAATCCGTAAAAATGTATATGTTGTGCCATATCAAAAGCTATCTCACCACAGTGTAATATTATTTCTAATACTATCAGTAATAAAATCCATTTGTTAGTTGTCATTGTATCTCCTTATTTCACAACAGCAATACCTCTAGGACTAGCAACTTGTTTAATAATGTACCCTTTGTTATGTAAACAATTTAATAGCCTGTGAGCATTGGTATGCGCTGCCATTGGTTTAATTATTTTTTCGTCTGCAACTTTACCAGTACATATCTCTCTGACTGTAGGGTAATATCCGTATTCATTAAAAAATACTTTGATGAAATGCAGGACCTCAGCTTGTCTTGGTGTCAATCCAATCTTAGGATTCATGTGAAACCTCCTCATCTATCTTTTGTTCATCTGGAAACAAGTCAGCTGAAGAATGTTCAAGTACATCTCTTACCTCATCTGGGGTAGCTACAGGTTTACTTGGTTCTCTCTTTGCCTCCTCCGGATAGTCTTGTAATTCTTCTGCAGTTACAAGTCCTTTCAATGCGTCTGGAAAGGCGTCCCTTATTGCAAATCCCCTTGCCCTTAGTTGTAACATTCTCTTTGTATATTGTTGCCAGGGTCCAGGTTTATTAAGAAGGCGAGCCTGCTCTGCATCTTCCATAGAAAACTGAGAGACTGTTATATCCTCTTTACCGGAAGGAAGTAACCTTGATATTTCACAAGTAGCCACCATGGATTTATCCTGCAGCTTACCTTCAGTTGTTTCTTTTATTCCATTAAAGTTTTCTTGTTGTTTTACAAGGGCCAATAATGAGTCTCCCCACAGTGCAGCTTTACCACTTATAACAGCTATGTTTTGTAGGGACTGCATAGGCTTTAATCCTATTTCATATCCCCATTGTACAGCTACTAAAATGTTTGCTGGTTTACCTTTAAAATGGTCTGGCACTAAACCAGACTGAGACATAGCTTTAGCAAACTTCATAGCCTCTTCTATGTTTCCTGGATTGTATAGTGA